TCTTAGCAACTCTGCTGGAACTGACTACAATAACGGTGCATTAAAAATTGGTAGTGGCGAAGGTGTTGGCGACAGGCTCCTGACGCTTGGGACAAACTCCGCAGGAGAATACAGCTACCTTCAAGCGGTGAAGATTGGGAACCAATATAATTCTCTATCGTTAAACCCAAATGGCGGTAATGTTGGCATTGGGACGAGTTCGCCTAGTGTTCCACTGCATGTAAATGGTCGTGTTAGAGTAGATGGTGGTTCTAATGATTTAGACCTTTATCACAATGGAAGTGTTGCGTATATAGAAACAACTGGTGGCTCGGCTACACCTATTGGCTTTGCTAACTCTGGCTCAGAACGCATGCGCATCGACAGCAGCGGTCGGGTTGGCATTGGGACGAGTTCGCCAGATGCTCAACTTGATATTGAACATGCTACTCAAGCCGTTCTTCGTCTAAACCACACTCCGTCAAACTATTGGGAGCTACAAAACGATAGCAATCTAAAGTTTAATCGTGGCGGCTCAGAAGCCATGCGCATCGACAGCAGCGGTAACTTGCTGGTGGGTAAGACGAGTGCTGCTTATGGAACCGCTGGTATCCGCATTGATGGCAGGGGGTTCACACAAAACACAAGAGATGGGGATATAACTGCTTACTACAATCGCCTTACTTCAGATGGTACTATTGTAGAGTTCGCCAAAGACGGCACCACTGTGGGGAGTATTGGGACTTCTGGTGGTACAATTTACATTGGTAAAGATGATACTACATTACGATTTGACAGCGGAGCAACACCATCAATTAAGCCCTCTGGAACAGATGGCGCTACCCTAGATGCTACTACTGATCTTGGTGATGCTTCAAACCGTTGGAAAGACCTCTACCTCTCTGGCGGTGTCTTAGATGGCACTACAACAGGGTATAGTTTTATTTCTGGGGGAAGCGCCACAAACAATGGCTCTAATATTTTTGTATATGGAGGCTCCCATGCTTCTAATGCAAACACAACTATCTTCCGCAATGGCAGCAGTGAAACCATGCGCATCGACAGCAACGGTAACTTTCTGCTGGGAACTACTAATTTAGCCTTATATCAAGCAAATAACGATAGCACGGCAGACAACGGTTTTGTTTGGTATGAGCAATTTGGTTTTGGCACATTTAGTCGCAACGATAATAATCCACTTATTCTGAATAGAACTGGCACCGATGGCGATATTCTGTTACTTCGCAAAGGCGGCTCCAATGTGGGGAGTATTGGTAATTATTCTACTTCTGGCATTTATTTAGATGCACCTTCAACACTTCGCTTCAGTCAGTCTGGGGGAACAGGCTCGACTACCAGAACTTTACGGTTTGCCAATTTTAGCGACGGGTCATCTGGTTATTTTGGGCCTAATAATGATGCGGATAGTGATGCAGGTATATCGCTGGGGACATCCGATGGGCGGTGGAGTGACCTCTACCTCTCTGGCGGTGTCTACCTTGGCGGCACTGGGTCGGCTAATAAGCTGGATGATTATGAGACTGGGACTTGGACGCCTACGTTTACTAGCTCCAGTTTTGCAACTGGAATTACAGTTAACAATGCTCATTATGTAAAAGTAGGGGATTTGGTAAATATTTCTGCCGCTGTTGTTTTCACTGGAACAGCTGGAAATTACACGGTTGGCGATAATTATCAATTAGGTGGTTTGCCATTTAGCATGAGCGACACACACGGAAGGAACGGCTCTGGCTGGGCTTCCGCTTCATCAAACAGAGTTGGATTTAACAATTTAGCTCAGTTAACTTATATTGCTGGCAATGTAACATCCGTATACGGAACTTTAGCAAGGTCATATGCGGTTACAATATCAATTACATATAGAATAAGCGCAACATAACCACCCCTGTTGGATCACAGGGTAGTCAGTCCAAGCCATAAAGGAGATAAACGATGGCACTAACAGAAGAAACAGTACAAGACAAAATAGAGATCGTAGGCGACTTCAAGCACGTTCAGGTGCGTACAGCCACGGTCATCAAGCGTGACGGTGTAGAGATCAGCCGTGGATATTCACGCCATGTCGTTGCACCAGATGCGGACATCACAGGTGAAAGCGCAGAGGTGCAAGCCATCTGTAGCGCAGTACACACGCAAGCGGTTAAGGATGCTTATGCCGCACATCTAGCAGCACAGGAGACACCATAATGGCTGTAACATTTACTTGGACTATCCCAACACTTGAGCGTCACACGTCAGATGGTGGCGTTTACATTGCACATTGGCGCTGCACAGGCGTTGATGACGATGGCAACTCAGCAAGCTCATATGGCACCTGTGGCCTAACCTATGATGCTTCTGCGTCCGACTTCACACCGTATGACGATATTACTGAGGCTCAAGCTCAGGGCTGGGTCTGGGGTCATGTATCACAAGCTGATACTGAAGCTGCCATAGCGTCAAAAATCGACGCAATGGTAAATCCAACCACTGCCGCGGGAACACCTTGGGCAGCATAACTTGAAAGGAGATCAATATGACTGAAGACAAAAAGGTCATTACGATTGACGATGTGGAATACACTGAAGACCAACTAAGCGACACTGCAAAGATGTGCATAAATCACATCAACTCGCTAGACCAGAAGATCGGCTCTGCGCAGTTTAACTTGGTGCAGCTTCAGATGGGCAGGCAGGGCTTCATGGCCGAGCTGAAAGCCTCCCTTGAGCCTGACGCGGAATAGCCGCGCAGCATAGCAAAAACGCTAGGGGCAGCAAAGCGCTGCCCTTTTGCGCATCAAATGGTCATGTGTTACACTGCGGCAAGCGCGCAACACCAACGAGGCAACGATGGCCCTGATTAGATTAGACGTACCCGCTGGGGTTTACCGCAACGGCACCGACTTGCAGAGCATGGGCCGCTGGCGCGATGCCAGCCTGATACGTTGGATCGACGGCACGATGCAGCCAGTCAAAGGTTGGCGCAAAAGATCCGACACGGCAACCGCTGCAATCACGCGCGGCATGACAACGTGGATCGACAACAGCAGCGACCGCTGGATTGCTGCCGGAACATATAACAAGCTTTACGTTTACAACAGCGCGGGCAACCAATTCGACATCACGCCGAGCGGCCTGACCGCTGGCCGCGAAGACGCCATAGCGTTTACTGGATACGGCGGCGGCCTGTTTGGCAGCTACGCATACGGCGTTGCGCGGCCAGACACTGTACGCATCCAGCCAGCGACCGCTTGGGCGTTGCAGCCGTGGGGCGAATACTTACTGGCCAATAACGAAGACGACGGCAAGGTTTACGAGTGGCAGCTAAACACCGGCACGATTGCCGCGCAGGTCGCCAACGCGCCAGTCAGTAACCGCAGCATTGTTGTCACGGCAGAGCGCTTTCTGATGTGCCTCGGCGCAGGCGGCAACCCACGCCTTGTTCAGTGGTCTGACCGCGAAGATAACACGACGTGGACGCCTGCCGCGACAAACGAGGCTGGCGATCTTGAATTGCAGACGAGTGGTCAGATTATGGCTGGCGTGAATGTGCGCGGGCAAACGCTTATCCTAACAACGACAGACGCGCATGTCGCCAACTATATTGGCCCGCCATATGTGTATGGCATCGAGCGCGTTGGCGCAGCCTGCGGGCTTGCGGCTAATCTTGCATATGCCAAGGTTGACGCTGGGTGCTTCTGGATGGGCGTGCATGCGTTTTACGCCTACACCGGCGGCGGCGTGCAGGAGATCCAGAGCGACGTGTCTGACTACGTGTTTAACGACATCAACCGCGCGCAAATCAGCAAGGCGTTTGCGATGTCAAATGGCGACTTTGGCGAGATATGGTGGTTCTACCCGTCCAGTTCATCAAACGAAAACAACAGATACGCCGTGTATAATTACGTCGAGAATACGTGGTCTATTGGCGAGCTGGCGCGCACAGCAGGATCTGACTCCGGCACATTTAGGCAGCCGATGATGTTTGATCCGTCTGACAAGAAAATATATGAGCATGAGATCGGCTTCGAGTATGGCGGTTTGACGCCGTTTGCGGAAACCGGCCCAATTATGCTCGGCACTGGCGATAACGTCATCAGCGTGACGGAGATGATCCCCGACGAGAAGACGCAAGGCGATGTCAGCGCAACGTTTAAAACGCGTTTCTACCCCAACGGCACCGAGAGATCATACGGGCCGTTTAGCATGTCCAACCCCACCAGCATGCGCTTCACTGGCCGTCAGGTGCGGATGCGCGTTGACGGGGCAAGGCTTGCTGACTGGCGCGTTGGCATAAACCGGCTGGACACTGTTGCGGGTGGACGTAGATGACGCAGCAGTACCGCGCACCAGAGCCGCAGGGCGATGACTGGAAGTCATGGGCGCGGCGCATGATGCTCTATCTCGGCCAAACGCGTTCGCCTCTGGTGCAGCAGACGGGCGGCGAGAGCGCGGCAGAAGACGGCGTGTTGATGTGGGATCGCATAAACGAATACCCCGTTGTCAGTAAAAACGGCGAGTGGCGGCAAGTTGTGCTGGAGGATGGCCACGCTGATTTTATATTGACGTCTGACGTCACGCCTGTTGCCGCTAACACGGCGTACAAGCTGACATATGACGCGCCCACGGGCAATGACGGCATCACGCAAGGCACGCCTGCGTCGCGGATCGTGTTCGAGGAGGCGGGCCAATACGTCGTATCGTTTTCCGCGCAAATATCATCGACGTCAGCCAGCACGGTTCACTTCTACTTCTGGCCCAGCGTCAACGGCACCAACGTAGCCAACAGCGCAATGACCACTGCGCTGCACCAGAACAACGCCACGCTGGTCACGTCGCGCACGCAGATATTTACCGTGGCGGCGAATGACTACTTAGAAGTGAATTACATGATCGACAGCACGCAAGGCTTTCTGAATTACACCGCAGCGTCTTCGCCGGTGCCAGCGATCCCCGCGTCAACTTTAGCGATTACGAGGCTTCATGGATAAGGAGCTAGAGAGATGCCGCGACTGGATTGAGGCTGCTTTGGAGTATTCTGGCGGCACGCATGACTTCATCGACGTGGCCGAGGGTATATACAAAGGTAGCATGCAGCTCTGGCCCACGCCGAGGGGGTGCATAGTGACCGAAATAGTGGTATATCCGAGAAAGAAAGTTTTAAACGTGTTTCTTGGCGGCG